AAAAACCCCGCATTTGCGGGGCTTTTATCGGGGCGCCCGGATTTGAACCGGAATCTTGAGGGGCTGTGAGGTGCTATCGCCTTATTTGACGGGCTCTCAGGTCACTGAGATCAGCTCAGATCGGCTCAGATTGTCCCCGTGATGTCCCCGCGCCCGTGAACGCCCGGTTGACCAGCGCAACCTCGACCTCGCTCGGCGCGTAGTGGACATAGCGGTCGGTGGTCGTGGCATGCTCGTGGCCGAACCATCCCTGGATCGTGCGCGCCGGGACCCCGTCGGCCGCGAGCTGCGTCCCGAACGTGTGGCGCAGATCGTGGAACGTGTGCGCGGTGTCGAGCCCGGCCGCCTCAAGCGCCCGGCGCATCCGACGCAGGATGTTCGCCGCCGGTTGCGGCTCGCCGGTCACCGGATGACCGAACACGAGATCGTCCTCACCGCCGCGCGGAACTGCCTGCGACCAGCGGTCGAGCACACCGCCGACCTCGTCGGACATCGGCACCGAGCGCACCGACCGGCGCGACTTGGGTGGTCCGGACTCGCCGCGCACGTACCCGCGCCGGACGCGGATTCGGCTGGCGACCCAGTCGACATCGCGCCAGCGCAGCGCCAGCAGCTCGGACCGGCGCAGGCCGGTCTGCGAGGCCACGAGCCACAGCACCCGGTCAAGCTCCTGGTAGATGCCAGCGGGCGCGTGCTCGATCAGCCGAGCGATCTCCTCGCGGCGCAGGTAGCGCGTCTCGCGCGGCTCGGGCGCGCGCGGCAGCTCGGCACCGTCGCACGCGTTGCTTGCCGCCCAGCGCCGGGCCGGAGCCTTGGCGAAGTTGAACAGCGCCGAGAGCGTGCCGATGATGTTGCGGATCGTCTTCGGCGCGAGGCCCTTGGCCGCCAGCGTCGCGATCAGATCCTCGACATCCTCGGGCTCGATCTTCGCGAACGGGCGCTCGCCGAAGAACGGCACGAGGTGGATCCGGACCTCGGACTCGACGTTCTCGCGGGTCGAGCGCTTGCGCTCGCGGCGCTCGGCAACCTCCAGGTAGCGCTCCGCCACCTGCGCCAGCGTGAGCTGCTCGCTGGTGCCGCGCCTGGCGACGATCGGCTCGCCGCGCAGCTTGACCATCGCCAGCTCAGCCTGCTTTTCGCTCAGCCCGTCACGGCCGACGCGCCCGAGCGTCTCCTTGCGGCGCCTCCCGTGCTCACGCCAGACGGCGACCCATGATTGCGAGCCGTCGGCGTTCTGTCGCTTCTCAAGTGAGCCCGTGCCGTAGCTTCGGCGCCGGGTAGTGTTGCTTTGCATCGGTCCTCCTAGGGGATCGGTGTCGGGCCTCGGGCGGTTCCCGCCGCGCCGAGGCCACCATTTGTTTTCTGCTGTTGATAATAGGTCGGGCCGCGCGATCGGTTACGCGCCCAGGCCAGCAGTTCGTCGGCATCGAACCGCACGTAGCGCCCGAGCCGGATGTGCGGGATCCGGTCGTGTCGCGCCTCATCCAGCACCCACGTGTGCGGCACGCCGAGCAGCGCACCGGCAGCCTTGGCGTCGATCAAGACGCGCGACTGGGTCATCGCACGCCCTCCCGCTCGGCCTGACCAGGTTGACCACTCCCTATATAGGAGTTGGTCAACGTGGTCAACGACCAGCCGCCGGAGTTTTCGACTGCCAATCCCTGCTCCTTCAGGTCGCCCAGAATCCGCTTCGCAGTTGAGGATGAGACTCCCGCCTCTCTGGCGATCTCGGACCGGCTCTGCACGTTCTCGTCGAGCGCGTCGAGCACCGCTTGAGCCTTCTCATCGCGCGGCTTCGGCCTCCGGAACGGCTCGGCCTTCTCGATCCTCACCGGGCCGTCATCGTCCTCTGATTTGATCGACAGCCACAGGTCCGGTCGCTCGCGACCGATCCGGGCCATCGGGTTGGACAGCTTGCGCCGAGTGCGGTCCTCGTCCTCGCGCACGCGGCTGAGCATCACCACCCAGTCGACGCACGCGCCGATCGCGGTCGATCCCCGATACTCGTCGCCGCCCTTCTGCGCATGGTGGACCATGTCGATCGCGACTTCACGATCGTGCGCCAGCTCGCGCACCGGATCGAGCGCTTCGGCCACCTCCGCGTTGTCGTGCTCGTCCCCCCGCCACAGCGACCGGAACGAATCCATCACCACCCGGTCGGGACGGTGGCGGTCGATCAGGTCAGCCACCTGGTCGAGATCCTGGCGCAGCTCGAATCCCCGGACCTCGACGATGACCAGCCGACTGGCAAACACGGGATCAAGCCCGATCGCGTGCAGCCGCCGATGGATCTCGCGCTCGCCGTTCTCGGCATCGATGATCAGCGTCTTGGCCGGCGCGACAGCGATCCCGGCAAGCGATCCGCCGCCCTCCGCGCCACGCACCGAGATCCCCAGTTCGAGCAGACTCTTGCCACTCTTTTCGCGGCCGCCGGTCATCGTGAGCGCGCCCTCGGCGTCGACTCCCTCGGCGATCCAGCGCAGCGGGGGCGGTGTGCCCGTGAGCAGCGCGAGCGTGTCCAGCTCGCGCAGTTGGGCCTGACTGACCCGGTGGCCGTTACGCCGACTCTCGTACTCGCGCAGGTCATTAAGTCCGCCCATGTCGTCCGTTCCCTTCGCGGCGGCGCAGCTCCAGGCCTGCCACCGAGTCGATGATCCGATCTACCTCCGGCCCCGCCAGTGGTGGCTGGCACCACGCCTCGTTGACCACGTGGGCGAGCGCGGCCGCGAGGCCCGCGTCGACGCCATAGCGAAGGAGGTGGCCGATCAGGCTGGTCAGGCGCGCGTTGCGCGCGCCTTCGTCGATCCCCTCCGATAGCTCCTCCCACACCGAGGGCGCCAGCCGCAGCTGCGTCGGCCGTTCGCGCTCGCGCTTGGCGGCGATCAGCTCCATCAGCCACTCGGGCGGATGGGCCATCGGTGCGGCGCTCTGGAGGAAGTACCTCGGCGTCGGCGGAGCGATCACGTACCCCTTGCCCTCGCCCCGGATGTCGATCCCCTTCACCGGCACGTCCGTCCCGTTCTGGGCGTCGCCGAGGAAGTAGAAGTGAAGACCTCCGCGCGGCGTGCCGACGCGCCTCGTGGACGGCAGGAAGCCGTGCTTGGTTTCGAGATCGTCGAGCGCATCCCGGTTGTCCACGTCCAGCACAAACCAGCCAGGGCCTGGGCGCAGTCCAATCCCGGCATCCGGCCATCTCGACCACCACGCGCGGATCTCCTCCTCGTCGCAGGTCGCGTCCTTGAATGCGTGTGGCGTGAGTGGCCGCTTGTCAGGCGCGACCGGGAAAACCGGCCGCCCGGCAGCGGCGTATTCGAGCGCGGCCGCGAGCATCACGCCTCACCCCGCTTGTAGCGGTTGCGGCGCTCACGCTCGACGTGGCCGGCTCCGCCGCAGAACCGGCACTGGCGCCGGACCAGCTCCAGGTTTGAGCAGACCGGGCACACGGCTTGCCCGGCGCGCTGGGGTAAGTCGGGGTCGCCGCTGTCGCTGCTCGACGTCGCACGTGCGACGTGGCGCCGTTCGCGGCTCTCGCGTGGGCGCGACAGCACGGGGAACAGCACCAGCGGGAGCATCGGTTCCGGCGCAAGCTGCACCCTCATCGCCTTCGCGCGGAGGTAGCGCGCGAACGCGTGGACCCGAAGGGCCATCTCGTCGCGCGGGCAGCGCTGCGCCACGTCTTGGAGCGCGTCGGCCATGTGGAGCACCTCGGGCGCACGGTCCGGGGCAAGCTCGACCGCGCACCCGGCCAGCGCACAGACGGCCTCGATCTCGTCGAGGTCGGGATCAACCGGCGGCTGCGGGCGCGAGTACAGCTCGGACAGCGCCGCGCGGCGCCGGGAGTCGAGCGGGTTCGGGTAGGCCTCGCGGATCCGCCGTAGCTCGGCGTCGAAGTCGAGAGGCTCGCCGTTACCCTGGGTGATGCTCATCGGGACCTGCCCTCCTGGTGGGCCACGCCCTCGGCCGGTGACTCGGCGCGGGGGTTTCAATCGTACCGCCGAGCGGAGGCGAAGTGGTTAACGGGTCACGATCCCATACTGTGAGTATGACTACGCGACCAGCGGCACAACCAGGCAGGGAATCACCTTCTGCAGCGTTTGCAGCTCCGCCACGAACTGCGTGGCGTGCGCGGCAGCCGGACCCGCCTGCGCCTGCTCGCGGTAGTACGAGACTTCGATCAAGCTGGCCACTCTCAACGCGATCACCCGCCGGATCGCCGCGTACCAGATCGGGTCGCAGCAAGCGGGCAGCATCCCGGTCACCTCCTGCGTGGCCTGGACGATCAGATCTTGGCACTGGACATCCGTCGGGCGCGTGTCGGAGGTGAATGTGTCGGCCTCGTCACCATCGGACTGGACCCGGCGCGTGGCCTCCAGCGCGGCCACGTCCGCCACGCTCGGCGTCACCTGCGCCGGATCGACCGGTGGCGGTCCGCCTTCCCAGAACGGGATCAGCGGCGGCGGCGGATTCGGGCCAATCTGCGGGTTTCCGGGATCGCTGGTGCTCACCGTGGACGGCTCCACTGGCTCGCGCGCCACTGACGAGCCTTCCCTCGGCGCTTTGTCCACTCGATCGCGATCCCGAGCTGCGAGCCGGTCATTTGCTGCTCGGGTGCGGCCTGCGCCTGGACCTGCGGCTTGTCCGCTGGCTTGCGTGGTTTACGTGACTGGCTCACGAGGCCGCGATCCTGACGGCGGCCTGCGGGCGCTCGATCCCGAAGTAATAGTTCATCTCCATGCGGACGTTCCGACCGTTGGTCAGGCCCGAATTTGCCTCGAAATTCGCCAGCGCCACCGGGGTCGCGTAGTTGAAGCCGAGCGCGCTTGCATCGCACACGTACGGAGCGGCGATCGCCTTCGACTCCCGCTTCTCCATATCGAAGATCGAAGCCTCGCTGAAACTCGGTGCCGACAGATAGAACGAGTCCGCCGCCGTCGCCTTGAACAGGTCGATCGACTCGGACGCCGCTGGCGTGAGGATCAGCGTGTCAGGGTTGTAGCCGAGCCCCCGGAGCGTGGTGATCGCCTTCCGGATCGCCGTGAACAGGTCGACACCGGTCGGGTCCTGAAACTGGGTCACGCTCGACGCGAGCGCCGTCACGCACTGGTGATCCAGCTTCTCGTTCAGGTCAAGCCGCAAATCACTGTTGACGATCGAGTCGACCATCGGCTGTAGCAAGTAGATGCTGGGCACGTTGGACTGGACGGCCGCCACCTGATTCGGTGACACGTTCACGGACTCGATGACCGAGTTGACCTCGGGCTTCTGGGTGGTCGCGTCGATCGGCCGGATGACGGTCGGGTCCGACAGCGTGCGGCTGACCTGTCGCCTGATCGTGATCGACGTGGTGTCGAAGCCGATCGCCCGGGACGCGAACGCGGGCCACGCATAGCGCAGATCCCAGCCGAGCGGCGCTCCGGCAACCTGCATCATCGTCGACAGGCTGAGCCCCGGCGTGTACGTCGCGTCGCGGTTCTCGAAGCGTGGCAGCGCCCCGCCTCCGAGCGAGCGCGACGCATACTCGCCCCACGGGACCTCTGCGCGCCCGGACGGGAAGCCCCGCCGCAGAAAGCACTCGGACAGCATGCGCGGCAGCTCGTCGCCGCCAGCCCTGGTCTCGACACGCAGGGACCCCGCTGGCGCCCTCGGAGGCTCCGGGGCGGGCTCGGGCACGGATCGAGTCTCAGTGACCTCAGGCGGGCTCACAGTGGACTCGGGAGGGGTGGTGACTTCGGGCACGGGTGGCTCCTCGGGTCGGTGGCGCAGCTCGACGGCTGCAGCAGGGTAGGAAGGGTGAGTGACAATCGAGACATCGCGCAGCTCTGCGATCTCGTGCACGTGGCGGACATCGCCGCGCCACTCATCACGACCAACGCGCATCCGCCACGAGCCGCCGTTCAGGTCACCGCGCTGGATCGCCTCGATGACATCGGCGCGGGACGCCGGAGGATCCACGCTCCAGTGCATACCGTCGGCGCGGTCCTCCAGGTCAAGCGTGCGCGGATAGCGGCCAAGCGGCAGCCCGGCGTGGTCAACGGTAACCACCAGGTCGTCGAGCTTGGTCGACCGCAGCGCCGTCGGCTCGATCACCTCACGCCAGCCGCCGAGGTCGGCGCTCAGTGTCCCGTACGGGATCCGGCCTCTGATCTTCTGGCCGTCGGTGCTCAGCTCTAGCTGGCGCTCCTCGAACTCACTCAACGGTCGGCTCCGCTTCTCACACTGAGCGGACACGCATCCAACTTGCGCCGGGCTGCAGCGATCTGCTCGTCGGTGGCGCCGGTCACCTGGTTCAGCCGTGCCCTGGCAGCGGCCACACCGTCGCAGTTGAGGGTCCCGTCCGGATCTCTCACCGGCAGCGAGTAACGCTGCTTGACCGTCCCCGCGCAAGCACCACGATCGAGCACGCACGCTCGCGCGTACTGCTCATCGGTGAAGTTGCTCGCCTGGCCGTTCCAACTCATGACGGCGTCTGACCTCCGGGGTAGTCGACTGCGGGCGGCACGGGTCCGGTGACGTTCGGGGGCTGCGGTACCAGCGGCGGCGTGTTCGTCTCCGGCAGCGGTTGTGCCTGCGCCTGCGCCATCGGCGGCAGGTCCTCGAACGCTCGGACCTCGTCGACCGTCAGCCACGCGGGTTGCCCGGCCTGCGTCGAGCCGAGCGCGCGCTGGTAGACCTGGCTGCGCTGGTCAGGATCGGCGCGCAGCAGGGAATCCATGTCGAACCGCATATACAGGCTGCCCGCGCAAAGATCACCGTCGCCATTGAATGCCTCCTCGATCCGGGCCAACCACGGCCGCAGGCTGTGGGTCGCGAAGCTCAGGAACTCCTGACTGACACTGGAGTAGGTCCGGCTGGCGTGCGGCTCGGCCGCATCGATCATCTTGCTCGGGACCCTGAAGATGCGGGCCACCTCGCGCGCGCTCAGCTCGCGCTGCTCCAGGAACTGCATGTCATCAGGTGAGAAGCTGATCGGCTGGTACTGCACCTCACCCGAGAGCACCGCCGTCCGGAACATGTTCAGCGTCGAGGTGTGGCGTGTGTCCCAGTTCTCACGGATCTGGTCGATCGAGAAGTCGGACTGCGGGCTCTTGACGTTCAAGATGCCCGAGGGCCTCGACCCGCTCGCGAAGAACTGGTGACTGCTCTCTTGCAAGTTGGCCGACAACGTCAAGGACAAGCGCGCCTGCGAGACAGGGCTGAGCCCGCGTATCCCGATGTCGAGCCCGCCCATCGCCTTGATGTGCAAGAGATCGGCAGGCGAAAAGTAGGTCGTGTCCTGATTCGGCAGCCAGATCACGTAAATAATTTGCTCGCCCCGCTTGATCACCTGCACGGTGTCCGGCGGCAGTAGGCCAAGCTCGACGATCTGGCCGCTGGCGTCGCGGAACTTGCCGATGAAGCAATTCCCGGCGACATTCAGGTGGACCATGATCGACGAGAACAGGTCGCATCTCGTCGAGCCGGGCGACGGGTGCTGGAGGAGCCGCACGAGCCGGGTGTCAGGTCCCGCTGCCTGGCGGCCGTTCCCGGTGTCCCTGTAGACCCTGACCGGCAGGCTCGCGACCGAATCGGCCGAGACCCTGACACACGCATAGGCGTACGCGATCTGAAGCGCGTTGTACTGGTTGGCCTCGGTGATCGGCTCGGTGGTGAGCGGTACGCTCGGCGCGTACAGCGGCCACTGGACCGGGTGTAGGTCGCGGTCCTCGACCTTCTTCTGACGGTGAAACAGCCGCACGGGGGAAAGCCTACCGCCGGAATAGGATTTCTCGGGATGGTGAGCTTCCCGTTGTTCGCGCAGTTGCTCGGCCTGAACCTCGAGGGGTTCCAGCGCAAGATCGCGGTGGCTGCCCACGGCCGCGAGCGCGAGCTAGCGATTCTGCTGCCTCGCGGCAACGGGAAGACCTCGCTCCAGGCCGCATATGCGCTCTGGCACCTGGTCACCCGGCCCGGACACGTCTACTGCGCTGCCGCCAGCCGCGAGCAGGCCAGGATCCTCTACGAATACGCGGCGCAGTACGCGCGCATCCTCGACCACTCGCACGTGGTCGACCGGCACCTGGAGCTGCGCTGGTGTCCGGACCCGAGCAAGCCGCGCGTGTTCACCCGCCACCTGCGGGTCCTGGCCGCCGATGCGCCTCGACTGCACGGCCTGACGTACGGCCTCGCGATCGTCGACGAGCTGCACGCGCATCCGAACGACCAGGTCTATCTGGCGCTGCTGACCGCGCTGGCCAAGCAGCCGGGCGCGAAGCTGATCGTCATCTCGTCCGCCGGGCAGGGAGCGGACTCGCCGCTCGGGCGCCTGCGCGCTCGGGCGCTGGCTCAGCCCTCGGTGACCCGGCGCGGCTATCTCACCGATGCGCGTGGGCCTGGCCTCCGGATGCTGGAGTGGTCGGTGCCGGAGGATGTCGAGCTGACGCCGCGCAATGTCAAGCGGGCCAATCCGGCGAGCTGGGTCCGGGTCGAGGATCTCGCCGCTCAGCAGGAGGCCGTGCCCGAGCTGGCGTTCCGCCGCTACCACGCGGGCCAGTGGACCGAGCGAGCGTCCTACTGGCTCCCACCCGGCGCCTGGCAAGCCTGCCTCGGCGAGCCCCACCCGGGCAAGGACATCTACGTGGGCGTGGACGTCGGCGGCCAGCGCTCGGCCACGGCGGTGGCGTGGGTGGACTCGGAGCTGCACGCCGGCGTCTGGATCGGCCACGGAGACGAAGCCGTCTTGGAAGCTCGCGACGTGATCCGAGAACTGGCCCGGGACCACACGATCCTGGAGTGCTCGTTCGATCCGTGGCGCGCCGGTCAGCTCGCCGCCGAGCTGGAGCAGGAAGGAGTCCCGTGCGTGGCGTTCCCGCAGTCCGACAGCCGGATGATCCCGGCCTCGTCGAGCCTGCACGCCGCGATCGTCGAGCGCCGCATCCAGCTCCCGGACTTGGAGGAGCTGAACGTCCACGCGGGCAACACAGTGGCGAAGCACTCGCGGCGCGGCTGGCGGATCGACAAGCCAACTCCGCCACGCCGAACGACGGGATCGTGGCGCTGGCGATGGCCGTCGACTCCGCCACCCACCGAGCGGAGCCGGTCAGGCTCCTCGGCTGGATATGAACCGCCGCTGCCTCGGCTGCCGGGTGCTGATCGCGTCAGGGTCCTACTGCGCCGCCTGTCGGCCTCGGAACGGGTCGACGCGCGGATGGCGCGAGCTGCGTGAGCAGATCCTCACCCGCGACCGCTGGACCTGCGTGGTGTGCGGCTCGCTCGCCGAGCACGTCGACCACATCACCGCCGTACGGGACGGGGGCGCCGACCACCCGGGCAACCTCCGCTCCCTCTGCGCAGCGCATCACCGCGAATCGCACCGATCCGCCGCGTAAGCCCGCCGATCGCCGGTCAGTGGAAGGCTGACAGGTCAGCCCCGCTCCACACGTCACGCGCCCTGCGCTCCGCTACCTCGAGCTCGTCGCCCAGCATCTCGTATTCATACGCCGCGTCGGCTATAAGCTGCTCGCGGTAGATCGCCTCCACGTACTTCGCCTTGGTGCGCCAGCGGGCTCCGCAATCTCCGCACGATAACGACGAGCGCGCCGACTCGACGAGCGTGAGGCCCCAAGTCGTATACGGAAACCATTGGGTCGATCGGGTTCCGTCCACTACGTAGTAGCCGCGATGGACCCACACACGCCAGCGGTCGCGCTTGCCGCAGGTGCAGCGCGTGCTGGTCACGAGAAGCCGCCGCTGGCAATCAGCTCGATGGCGTCTGCGATCAGACCGAGCAAGCGCATGACGATCGGTGCATCATCGCGCTTTTCAATGTGCGCTTGGCATTTCTGCGCCATCCAGACAGGGTGTGTCCGCGAGGACGCGCGGAAAAAACGGGACCCGCTCGGGACCTCCTGCTCCGGGGATCGCGCCTAGCCCATCAGCAGCTTCGCCTTCTGGGTCGCGAACTCGTCCTCGGACAGGACGCCCGAGTCGCGGAGCGCAGCCAGTTTCGCGAGTTCATCTGCTACCGAGCCGACCGGGTGCGTTGAATCGGAGGCTGGTCCATCTGCTGCAGAGTCAATCCCTTGAGCTGGCTCCGATGCGGCCGGTGTGGACGTGCTCGCCTCGTCAGTTGCTTGGACCGGCACGCCCAGCTCCGGCACCTCTCCGGCCAGGTACAACTCTGCGAGCCTGCCGGTCTTAATACGGCGAGACTTTCGGGCGTGATTGATCTCCTCTAGCGAAGACCCGGCCGCCTGCTGCAAGAGAGCGATGCCCAACATGTTTTGCGTGCCGCTGCCGCTCTTGGCCGCCTGGAACCTAGCCCACAGCTCGCTCTCCACGCCCTCCGGCACCACGGCCATCGGGGCGTCGGTGGTGGTCTTCTTGAACACAATCGTGTGGATCTGCTTGCGGGTGAATACCCCGGTGGCCACCGAGTACATCGCCTTGCGCGTAGACATCTCATCGACCTCGTAGCCCTGCCGCTCCATCTCAGCGATTCCGCGCTGTGCGGCCTTCTCACCCTTGTACTTCTTGATCACCTGCTGGCTCATTGCCCACCTCCTCTGCGCTGGGTTGCCATGTTGTGAGTATGAGGTCGACGAACTGCGCAGACAAGTGCGCGGTTAGGGAACGCCGCTATCCACTGCGGCGAACTATCCCGCTGCCACAAGCTCGATCGCGAACACCGTTCCCTGCGGGAGCTGACGCACGATCGTCTTGACATTCCAGCCACGGCTGCGGATCTCAGCGACTACCGCGTCGTGATGGTCGAGCAGGTCCGCGCGTTCACGCGCACTGAGACCGTGAGGGATCGGGAGCGCCATCACGCTGTCCGGATCGTCCCGTAGCTCGTCGATCACCTGATCGGCAGCGTCGCTGATCTCATCGGCGTAGAAGCTCATCAAACCTGGATTGTCCCCGCAATGTCCCCGCGCTCGGCCCCGGAAACGCCGAATCCCCCGTGGTTACGGGGGATCCATCAATCGGGGCGCCCGGATTTGAACCGGGGACCTCACCGACCCGAATAACGCGCGGACCGACAACCGCGATTCAAGGACTCCCTGCAAATCGTCCGAATTC